GTTTCCCAGTCACGATCCAAAGCCGATCGTGGGTAAGTCACAGATTGTCAGGGAGTTAGAGCATTACCTTCTGGGTGCGACAGACGATAACATTGGTATCCTAGCACTGGAGGAGGACATCCCCAAGACAGCGTTAGGCATCATGTCTATCGAGGCTAACAAGCAACTGCACTTGGACAAGACAGTAACTCAGGACGAGAAGAAGGGATACTGGGACAGGACGTTGGGGTCAGGGCGTATCTTTATGTTCGATCACTGGGGCAGTACCAATGAGGATAACCTGCTAGGACGCATACGCTACATGGCTAAAGGACTGGACTGCAAGTGGATTATCCTTGACCACCTCAGTATTGTTGTCAGCGATCAGGACAATGGTGACGAGCGTAAGGCCATCGACAGCATTATGACCAATCTCCGCAAGCTGGTTCAGGAGACAGGCGTGGGGTTGTTCCTTGTGTCACACCTACGCAGACCAAGTGGAGCCAAGGCGCATGAGGATGGCGGCAAGATCAGTCTGGGAGAACTCAGAGGTTCGGCGGCGATCGCACAACTTAGCGACATAGTTCTGGGGTTAGAGCGAGATCAGCAACACGCTGACCCTGAGATACGGAACACCACCTGTGTGCGTGTGTTGAAGAATAGATTTGTTGGACTGACGGGCCCCGCATGTTACCTGTACTACGATAAGGAGTCTGGTCGCATGATCGAGACTAACTGTCCAGTACCGGATGATAAAGCGGAGTTTTAGTAATGGATAAGATTGTATTCGACATAGAAGCTAACGGCTTGAAGCCCGACAGAGTGTGGGTTATTGTTGCCTATCACATGGGGTTGGAGGAATACTTTGAGTTCTCTGGTTTTACTTTGTACGATTTCAATCAATGGCTATTAGATCAAGGAGAGTGCGAGATCATAGGTCACAATATTATTGACTATGACATACCTGTTCTTGAGCAGATACTAGGTACAGACTTCAGCAAATGTAAGATTACAGACACGTTAGTTATGTCACGCTTGGCTAATCCACAGCGAGACGGTGGTCATTCACTAGCTAACTGGGGTGCTGTATTAGGGCAACCAAAAGGAGAACATAATGATTGGGATAATTATTCGCAAGACATGGTGGACTACTGCGTACTGGACGTTAAGGTTAACGTGTTGGTGTACAAGAGATTACTTCGTGACCTTGATGGATTTGGAAACGAAAGCATTGATCTTGAGCATCGAGTACAACATATTATATCGCAGCAAATTAAATCAGGGTGGACGTTAGATCAAGAGAAAGCGTTTATATTGTTAGCAGAACTAAAGGAGAAAAAGTATGACCTTGAAGATGAAGTGTTACAGACTTTCAAACCGTTACCAACATTTGTCAAAGAGATTACCCCCAAGACTAAGAAAGATGGTACGCATTCGGTTGTTGGGCTTAAGTTTCTAGGCGAACAATGGACTACTGTGGTCGCACCCTTCAGCCGTCTTGACTATCCAGTGTTTAACTTGGGTTCACGACAACAGATAGGGCGTTACCTACAATACTTTGGCTGGAAGCCTAAGCAATTTACTGAGACAGGACAAGCCATCGTAGATGAGGCGGTGCTGAGAAAAGTAGAAGGCATACCAGAGGCGGCTCTGATTGGTGAGTACCTTATGATACAAAAGCGCGTAGCACAGGTACAAAGCTGGTTAGATGCAGTAGAGGACGATGGTAGAGTACATGGTTACGTTAACGCTAACGGTGCAGTCACAGGACGTATGACACACTCTAGCCCCAACATGGGTCAGGTTCCAGCAGTCTACTCCCCTTACGGCAAGGAGTGTCGTGATGTATGGACAGTGCCAGAAGGTTATAAGCTGGTAGGTATGGATGCTTCGGGTCTGGAGTTAAGGATGCTGGCTCACTACATGAACGACGAGGAATACACTAATGAAATTCTCAATGGAGATATTCACACGGCAAACCAGCTGGCTGCGGGCCTTACAACTAGAGATCAAGCAAAGACTTTCATCTACGCTTTTTTATATGGAGCCGGTGACGCTAAGATCGGAAGTATCGTTGGAGGAAATGCAAAGGACGGTAGAAGACTTAAAGAAAAGTTCCTATCAAACACGCCTGCTCTTGGAACATTACGAGAACGAGTTGGAGTGGCAGCTTCAAGAGGCTATGTTCTTGGCTTGGATAGGAGACGGGTCTTTATACGATCAGAACATGCGGCACTAAACAGTTTACTACAATCCGCAGGCGCTATCGTTATGAAGAAAGCCTTGTGTTTGTTGCAGGAATATGCTACAATATGGGGTATACAACACAACATTATAGGAAACATTCACGATGAAATCCAGACAGAAGTCAGACAAGAGAAAGCAGAGGTTTTCGGAAGACTGGCAGTCAGCTGTGTTGAAGCAGCAGGACACCACTACAAACTCAACTGCCCTCTCGCCGGAGATTACAAAGTCGGAGACAGCTGGGCCGACACCCATTAATAAGAACACTTACTTTGAAGATGGAGAGTGGTGGTACTACGGTGCTAGAGGAGGAAAGCAAAGACAGCGTGTTGATTCACACAACAAAAAGAACAAGGATAGGATGTTTGTCAATGGAAAGTACGTTGCTAAAAGCCATCCACTGTACAAAGCAGGAAGTTACAAAGGGTTTGAGGATGCAGCCTTTAGTTCTTTAGAGAACTTTAAGAACACTCTACAGGGTCAGGTGTATGTCATTACCAATCCTGCATGGGAGGGCTGGGTCAAGGTAGGGATGGCAGTGGACGCAGAGGATAGAGCAGGTAACTATCAAACATCCTCACCTTACAGGGACTATGAGTTAGCCTATGTGGTAGACACACCAGACAGGAGAGCAACGGAAGCTGAAGCGCATCGACGATTGTCTGATATGTTTGAACAGCGCAACGAGTGGTTCAAGTGTGACGTAGAGATAGCTAAACGATGGATTGATTCTGTCATAGGAGAGTTAGATGAAGCGAGTTGAGGATGTAGTAGCGGACATCTACGCTCTGATGGAAAGCAAGGACGCTGACCCATCTGTAGACGTAGAGGCAGAGATAGACAAGTTTGGTGAGAGCGTCAAGGAACTGATGCGTACTGAGTTTGGTCGGGAAAAGCGAGAGGATAACCGCAAGCTACGCTTGTCGAACATTGGCCGCACTGACCGCTATCTTTGGAATCACTACAACGGTACAGCAGGTGAAGAGTTACAGCCACATACCTATGTCAAGTTTATGTATGGTCACTTGATTGAGGAGATGTTGTTGTTCTTGACTCGTATGGCTGGACACAGTGTCACTGACGAGCAGAAGGTGTGCAAGGTAGACGGTATCGTAGGGCACATGGACTGCAAGATAGATGGTATTGTGACTGACGTTAAGTCTGCTAGTAGCTTCGGGTTCAAGAAGTTTAAGGATGGTAGTCTGGTAGATGATGATACCTTTGGTTACATAGATCAGATCAAAGCCTACGCTCACTCTTGTGGTGAGACACAGGTAGGCTGGCTGACTATGGACAAGGCCAATGGTCACTTGACTTACCTTAAGTATGATCTTGAGAACACAGACAGTGATAAACTCAAGGAGCCTATTGTTGATAGAGTCCAGAACATCAAGCAGCTAGTTGAAGGTGACGAACCAACTGAGTATTGCTATGACCCTGTACCCGATGGCAAGTCTGGCAACATGAAGTTAGCTATCGGTTGTTCTTATTGTCAGTTTAAAGAACATTGTTATCCTGACATGAGGGTCTTCAAGTATTCATTCGGCCCTAAGTTCTTAGTCAATGTAGTTAACGAGCCAAGAGTAGAGGAGATCACGTTAGATGAAACGGGCTTTTAGATCAGGACTTGAGAAGGATTTATCAGAGAAGCTAGATGGGCAGTACAAGTTTGAGCCTTATGATCTACCTTATACAGTCCATAAGAAGTACCTTCCTGACTTTGTACATGAAGGCAAGGCGGTACTGGTAGAGTGCAAAGGGTTCTTCAGAGTAGGCGACACACAGAAGTACACCGCTATACGAGACTCTATGCCAGAGTGGGAGTTAGTCTTTGTGTTGTCTAATCCTAACAAGAAGGTACGTAAGGGTGGCAAGATAACAATGGGAGAGTGGTGTGACAAAGAAGGATTCAAACACTTCACCATTGAGACAGCCAAGGAATTGACACGGTATATTAAAAGGAAGAAAGTCTAATGGCCATTACACTAGAAGAACTTAAAGAAAAGATTGTTCAGTCTCTCGATGAAGAGTTGACTTGTGAGTTATTATCAATCACGACATACGATTTAGTAGAGGCATTTGAACGCAGGATAATTAGAAACTTTGACAGAATAGCAGAGGACTTTGAAGATGAGCATCAATGACGCAACACCCGCAGAGTGGGATAGGACACGTAAGACAGGACTAGAGGCGTGGATAAAGGCAGCAAAAGAGGAAGCTGAAGAGATTATTGATAACGTAAACCAACCTACACACTACAACACAGGCAACATAGAGTGTATTGACGCAATAGAAGAATCCATGTCCAGTGTTGCATTCAAAGGCTACCTCAAGGGCTCCAGAGATCGTGACTGGGAAAC